GCTCCTAGTCTTTTGTTTTGTTTCTTAGATAGTGCCATCAGACTGCGTACCACTCTCCACCCATGAACATGACCGCTTCAGCTTCTCTTCTACGCACCAAACCTTCTAAAACTTCACCGCCTGCCTTATTCCATCTTCTTATCTGTGCAGGTACTTCCTCATACTTGCTATCGTTGAGTACCTTGAGGAGCGTACTTTTCTTAAGCGAACCACCTCCCAAATTGTAGCAAAACGAAACTAAGGAATCATACTGATGTTGCTGTAGAGTAACTTCAACAAAGTCATTCACATAGCCTTCATACTCTATCATTTCTTCTTGTAAAAGGTACTCAGCTTCTTCCTTATTAATCTTATCTCCTTCTTTAACATCTTTTGTATGACCATATCCTATAGTCCATACACCTGCAGGACAAAGGTATGCTTCTAATTCGCATCCTTCAAACTTTTTAATTAGAGATAATCCCTCTTCCGATATCTGCATATTATTCTCCCCACGTTCCATCTTCTCTGACTTTGGCTTTCTTTGTGCCACCCCAGTATTCAACTGCGTGTCCTTCATTGATAAGTTTTTGACAAATAACTTCGCCATCTTTTGTATAAGGGATGCCCAAAATCCTTCCATACTTACCTTTACCTAATGATTTGACTTTAAATTTACCTACACATAGTTCTATCAATCTTTCTTTTGCTTTTAGACCAAGTGCTTTTTCTTCTAGATTTCTTGTTCTAGATTCGGCTGTGTCAATTCCTGCCAAACGAACTCTTTGCTTATGAAGCTTGACATCAAAGCCAAGATCAAGTGTGCAATCTAAAGTGTCCCCATCCACTACCCTGTCTAAGGTTGCTCTATATACGAAAGCATCAGGGGATTCACTCATTACTTAGCCTCTGGTGCTTTGTCTTTAGCCTTAGCAATATTGATTGCTACCAAGTCTATAAACTTATATACCTTGCCTAAGAAAGCATCATCTTTAGGTGTAGGTGTAGAAGCTGCTATTGCAGAAGCTACTGTGACAGCCATAGTGATGTAGTTAATGATATCCATAATTTCCATAGTTACCTCCCTTATTGAAATTATTCTTCCGATTTTATCGCAAATTATTTGTTTTGCACATCTTCTTGTGGCTTATCTAACTCTCTATAGTATTTAATGATACTCAGGATGTCTTTTGTATATCTTGTGATTTCTGCCATATCCATTGATAAATTTTCATACTCTTTACTTGATAATGAGTAGAAGGCTCTCTTAGGTGCATTGCCTGCCTCTAAGTTATCTAAGTATTCCTGCATGGTTGTAGGTGTCATGACCTCCCAATCAACTGAAGATAGACTCATAGGATAAGGTAATGGTGGGTGATATATAGGTGATCTTTCAGCTATTGTTTTTACCTGTACAGGCTTAACCGATTGCAACATTGAGCAACTAGCAAGGACTACAGTAAGACTAATTAGTATTAGATTGCGCATTAAATTGTTCTGGATTGGTTATTTTTTCAAGTTCAGTCATGACTCTAGCTGATCCTTTATTGATTCGTGCTTGAAGATCAGCAGGGTTTGCAAGTGCAGATTCGTCTAGGTCTAAGTTAGAGAATGTCTTTCTGAGTCTGTTGACGTTCTCCATAGCCTGTCTTTTCTCTTGTTCTAGCTGATTGAGTTGTTGTTCTTGTGCTTTCTGTTGTTCTAGGTATCGGTCTATAGAAGCGTTCTGTTCTTCTATCTGTGTTTCTAAAACAATCTGATTACCTTTGAGAGTGCTGATTTGATCTGCTTGATAGTCAATGTACCAAGCTGAACTGGCGATTGTTAATACTAATAAACCGCCTAGTATTAATGATAATTTCATTCCCATGTATACACCTGTAATGGTTTTTCTTTACCTTTAACCTTTAATGGTTCTAACAATCTTAACTTATAATCGCATTTTATGGCAGTGTTATATCCAATCACTGTGTTGACACCTAATTCTTTGCAGGCTGACTCTAACCTTGCTGCTGTGTTTACACCATCACCAAGACTTGTAAACCTGACGGATGACATTTCCCCTTTGCCACCTAGCTTACCTATTGAGCCTTGAGATACCCAGTCTGTATTGATACCGCAACCTATACCTAACTCTGGATATCCGTCTGCTTTCAATTCTTTGTTTAGTTCTTCCATCTGTGCGTGCATCTTTAAGGCACACTCTAAAGCTGCGTTTTCATGCTTGTCTAAAGGCACTACAGAATTCCAACTAGCATAAATACAGTCTCCAATCGTATTGTCATGTAGTCCGTCAGTTTCGTGTACTTGATCAATCAACATTGCCAAGATGCGATTTAACATAGCTGTTACTTCAGTTGCCTCCATTTGCTCAGAAAGGGTCGTATAATTTCTAATGTCTACAAACAGGTGCGTGGAGTAAACACGTTCACCATCTAGTTTTATATCTTCCTTAAGTAACTTTTTTACTTGTCTAGGATGTAAGTAGGAAGAGAAGAGTTTTTGTACCTGCTTTCTTTTCTTCCATTGTTCTCTAAACCTAAGATAGAAAGCTACTGATCCTGTTATAAATTGTGATATGAGAGTCCATGTGACATCTATCAAAAGACCTTGCTGTATCGTGTAGAAGCCATAATAGGCTGTTAGAGCAAAGATACCTACAAATGATACTAGACCCCATGTTATGCCCAGAGCGGTCAGGAGAACGTAAACAAATGCGACTGTGAACATAAATAGTGCTAACTCTACAGCTAAAGCGTAGTCTGGAACGTATGGACTGTCCTGTATCAATATGCTTTCAGCCAAAGCTGCTTGTATCTCATGTGGATATTTATAGCCTTTGCTTGTGGATAACTGTGGTGAAACTCCCTTAGCGGAGTAACCCACAAAAACAAACCGACCTTCTACATCCATTTCTTCTATCGTAGTCTGTGGTGTATCTACCCAACTGATCCACTTACGACCTAGATAGTCTGTCTTGACTGGGGGTATTCCTTGCACTACCACTTCTTCTATCCCTGCTTCGTTGGTCTTGATGATATAGGTATCTGCATCAACCATTGTCTTGAGAACTTCAGTACCATAGGCACTGACCCATCCATCAGGAGTTTTAAGCAGCAAAGGAAGCCTTCTAATTAACGAATCTACTTCAGGTCTACTGACTGCTATACCTTCGCTAGCCACCTCTCTAATTGCTTCTATGTTCTGTCTGACACCAAAGGCAGGTATGCCAGAAGCACCTTCACCCATAATCACTGTGCCTGTGGTTCTAGGATAGTCGCTAGAGTTGTTCTCAAAGGTAGCTATAACACTAGGAGCAAAAGATAAAGACTCTGCTAGAGCATCATCATCTGCTTTGCCAAACGGACTGTCTATCGGAAAAGACATTACAAGACCTAAACCGATTGCTCCTTTTTGCAGTAAAGCTATATTGATCTGTGCAAGTATCTCTCTTCTAAGTGGATAGCCATACTTCTCTAAATCTTTGTCAGTGATGTTGAGTATGGTGAAATATCCTGAAGGCTCTTTCTCTGGCACAAAAGTATCAAAGGTCTTTAGCTTAACAATCTCTGTGGGTGTTGACTGATAGGCTAAAGGTAAAGCTAGTGTTACTAGCAATACCAAAGGTGTCAGATATTTAATCATACTGCGTGATAGTCAAAGTCTTAGTGCAATTACTAATGCAGTTATAAGTTGCAGTAAAACTTTTATCAGTAGTTCCGCTTTGTGTTACATCTACATTCCAATCATCATTATAGAAGTTAAGTCTTGCAGTATGGTTTCCTGATCCTGACTGTGTGATAGAAGCTACTCCATCATCGGCATCTACATACCACCATATATCAGCATCATGATTACCGCTTCCAGATTGCGTTATGGTAGAAGAATTGTTGTCAGCATTATTAGCGTTATAGATATATCCGTTATGTTGACCTGTTCCAGATTGAGTAATTGTAGAATCTGCGTTGTCTCCAAAGGCATACATTTTTGCATACTTATCATTACCAGTTTGACTTATCCCATAGACATTATCGTTTCCTGCCATGAGGACTTCGCCATGATTATTATCACCTGTTTGTGTGACTGTTCCTGTGTTGTCATTTTTATCTAAATCTAGGTATCCGTAGTTACTATCGCCTGTCTGTGTAATGGAGAATGTGTTGTCAGAGTGATTAGACCATTGAGAGTAAGCTTTAGCCACGTTGTTATCTCCTGTGGAGGTGATGTCTATGTCTGCTCTAGTGCAAGTATGAGTGGTGTAATTACCTTGAGATAGACCACAGTAGACAGTGGCTTGATTGGTATATCCAATCTGCTTTATATGTATTGATGAACTAGCACCTTTTGTATGTACGTTAGAAGTATTATCACCAGAACTTATAATACAACTGAAGCTAATCAGACTGATTAATAATGATCGTGCCATCACCACCTCCATTCACTTTGATCTTAATTAGCTGTGCGCCTGTCATAATCTCAAGATCATACTTACCTGACTTATCTAATTGTAGATCAACTGTGTTCTCAACTTGCCTTACAAACGAGATATATTCACCCTCTACAAAAGAATAAAGTTGTTTCTCTGGGTCATATCCTACTGTAATTCCTTCTATAGTTATATCACCTAAGTTCTGCACTTCTGTCTCTGTTTCTTGTAGGACATCGGTTATCACGTCTAAGAGATAGTCTATGCTTAGAAGGTCTATAGATAGTCGGTCTATTTCTAATTCATCTTCGTATTCTTCTTCTTCTAGGAATTCGCTATCATCTAAAAAGTCTGTGTCTAACAAATCATTACTGGACTGTTCTTGATCTTCTACTGCTTGTTCTATTTCATCTGGTGGATTTACCAAGAGCATATTATCTAAAGCGTTGAGAGATAGACCAGATATTGTTACTGGCTTTGTTGGCGGTTGCATGGCAACTGTAGCTACAGTTGCTTGAAAGGGTTTGTCTAAGACTACTCTGCCACCCTCAGTATCAACAAATATTTTGCCTACTTCTCCGTTTTCTTTAGGGAGATTGATTATGGTTGTTGAATAATCTGTGCTATTTACCGATACTAAAAATTCTGTTCCTAAAACTCCTATAGTTGCAGATGGTGTAGTTAGCTTAATGTTTTCTTTAGCAATCCTGTTTAGCTTAGAGGTTATAAATCTTGAAGTACCACTCACCAGATTCAAAGATAACTTATTATCTTTGCTGCCCTGTTTATAAACATATTCTGTAACTACTATCTGACTTTGTTCTGTAAGCTTTAGAACACTTGCATCTTCAAACTCTATAGCCATTCTGCCATTACCAGTTCTCACCCTGTCGTAACTCATGATGCCTAGAGCAAGTTCTGCTAATAAAGGGTCAGTAGTATTCTGCCTAATCACGTCACCTATGCCACGCAACTCTGCTATAGAGCCTACATCGGCATACAAACTACCTGATAATAAGGCTACTAACAGCCTGAAGCACATTGGTCTATGTCTATAGTGCCATTGCTAGTAGTTGATGTTATTACTAAAATATCTGAGGTAGAACCACCTGTAGAGGTTTGATCTACATCTATATTATTTGTTGAACCTGTTATTGTGGCAGTTATGCTGTGATCTGCGTTTCCTGTTTGAGTAGTGTCAATATCATTACTTGAACCTGTCACAGTCCAGTTATTTACACACCCAACAACCTCACAAGTAGCATTGATATCATTACTTGAGCCAGTTATAGCAAAGTCTTGATTACCTGCTGTAGCAGTTGCAGCAGCACCTTGTGTAAAGGTAAGGATGTTTGAATCACCAGTAGCTGCATAGTCAAAGTCTGTGTTTGCTACATCTCCTGTTGCTCCTACCGCAAAAGTACCTGCGTTACTATCACCTGCTACATTGTAAGTCCAAGATGTAGAATTACCCTGTAATATACTGGCTGCGATGGTGTTACTGTTTCCAGTAAAATCCCAATCGCCTACCATGCTTGTGCCTCCTAACGTCACTCTAGTTTGACTTGTTCCATAAACATTACTGTTTCCTACTTGATCAAGGTTGAGGGTTAAGCCAGTTCCAGATTGTGTGATATAAATTAAATTGCTACTTGCAGTAGCAAGTGGTATGAAGCAGAACAACAATATTTTAATTAGATTTTTCATGATACCTCCTCTAATTTTTCATAGTCATAATCCCAGAATTGTTTCGCAGTTCCCTCCAAAACTAATTCTAGAACTGCCTTTTCAATGGCAGACCTAATTGCATACCCTGTGGCTTCTGTCTGTGTGTAGCCTGTTTCAAGTTCTATGAGTTCAGTTCCCTGTTCCCAGAATCTCCAAACACTTCTACTTACACTTGCACTTAGAATTTTTTTACTCACAGTTGAGGTACTTATAACCTCGCCTGTTTGGGTTAGTATAACCCTTAATGATATCGTAACGGAATCCTCTCTCCATTGATTGGTTGCAGGAGAAAAGCCTTTTATACGAAATCCAGACCCTCCTGTGAAGCTGTTACTTTCATACGCAATGATTCCACCCTCTATGATCATCCCTGCATAGAGCAAAGGAAGAAGCTGATTACCTCCTTCTCCATCATAACTACTTCTTTGATTTTTTACTATTTGTCTTTCTTTACTAAGATTATTTATGTTTTTTCTGTCTAAGACTGTAAACATCTCTCCATTAGCTGCATATTTAAAAGCGTTAATGAGATAGGCTTCACCACCTTGTGTAACTGCTGTACTAAACAATGCCATCTTAGTTGAAGGTTTTCTTTGTCCTGTGAGGTCTGAGAAGTTGTATATAGCTACTACAGCTTTTTGTCTCGGTTTAGGTACATCTAATAATGCCTGCAAGGTAGGTCTTACTATCTCAGGTTTCTCTTCACATTTAATGAGATCAGCGCAATTAGTATGTCCAACAGGTGCAAAAGAAGCACAGCTAGACAATACACTAAGCATTGTTATGAACCACAATCTTCTGAACATACACCAAATATTCCTATAGGAATTACAATTTCTGTATAGCCACCTGAGCCATCATCTACTATTAAAATTATGTTTTCGCCATCATTAGAATAACGAATCATGTTGCCCTCTATCATTATCTCACCACCAGAACCTCCTGTATCGTCAAATAAAGAACTTGTGATATCTTGTGCCATCCTGCTCAAGACTCTTGATTGTAATGATCTTATAAACTTGTTGAGTGTAGAGTTTTCTTCTTCTCTAATTTGATCCTCTATAGCATCAGCCAGAGCCTTTTCTATATCAGATAATCTTGACCTTTCTTGCTCGTCTATAGTCAACCAAGCTGCTGAAGTGCCGACTCCTGAGAAACTAGGATTTATAAACTCCTGTGTAAGTGTCTCTGTTTTTGCAGAAAAGGAAACGACTAATAAGACTATTACAATACCTATTATTACTAAGTATTTATCCCAGTCAGTCATTAGTCTTTACGTTGATCATCCCTATCTGCTTTAGCTATTTTGTTACTGTCAATCAACTGTGGCACTCCTAAGATTGTCTTAATCAGCGTGTCTTGCCTAATGATCTCATTGTCTAGACTACGCACTCTGTCTATTAATGCTACCAGTATTCCGTGTTGTGAGTCCAGTTTAGTACCTAGCCTTTGTTCCATCTGCTCTATCTGATCTGCAACCTTATCATCTAAAACATCTAGCTTTGTTTCCATGCCATCAATAATTCTGTTGATAAGTTTCCATATAAAGAAACCTAGACCAAGTGCTGCTGCTATAGGAAAGCCTACTTCGTTTATAAATGTTACTGCTTCTTGCATTAGCTTATTGTGTAAGTTACTGAACCCCAAGTGCTGTGTGCTGCTCTGTAGGTTTCATGTTCTGTTGCTGTAGCAGTTATTTTTATTAAATTATAATTTTGTCCATCTCCAAAATTATCTTCAGTTGTTCTTGTTGTTTCGTCTGCACTTAGTGTAGGTCTCCATTTTTCTAATTGATTTTCATAAGTTTCAACTAATTCTAAGACCGCACCAGTGCAAGTAAGTTTTGTATAACACAAAGCACCGCCTAACATAAGATTGGCAGTAGCATAGCTGTTACCTCTATGTGTTGGATGTATAACTCCCATCTTAATTGTAACTATCTTGTTATCAAAATCGTAATGTTGAAAACCAAGTTTTGTGCCATCTGTCTTTTCTAGCACCACTGTTAAACTACATTTATTACCTGCTTTTACTTTAGCTTCTGTGTAACCTTGTGTGACATAAAGCATATTAGCAAACTCATTTTGTCTTTGATAAACAGTGTTAGAACCTATTGGGAAGTCCTGTAAACATTCAAGTACAAAAGTTTGATCTGATTCTAGTAAAGGTCTCAGTTTGTAATTATTACTGGATGTGACAGTTGTCATTATTTACCTCCTCCAGATACATGTGTTAATGATAGTAAAGCTTGTAAGGTTATTGTGGCACTACTAGCAGTGTGTGTTACTACGCAAGTAGCGTACTTCTTATCATTGCCTGAAAGGTCTGTAATGCTGCCTAATGTGAAATTATTACCTGAATCTGTTTGCTCTGTGCAAGCACTTATATAATCATTATTGCTGTTAGCTACATTAACCATAGTCCAACGAATAACACACTGTTCATTTGAGACACCATTGTAGTAAGTGACTGTTATGTCTTGTGTAAGTTGTGTTGGTGAATAAGATGCTCCATCTATAGTAACCCAATTAGCAGATGCTAAAGGCGATGCAGTTAAAGAATCTGCCATAGCATTAGTTATTTGTGCTGCAGGTACTGGTCTGTTTACGTTACCACTTGAATCAAACCCTGCTAATGCTCTTTCAAAAGCAGACTTAGAATTAGCACCTGATATATATACGTTATCAAGAAAGAAGTCACCAGTGTATCTGTTGTCACTATTTATTACTGTTGCTGCTCTACTTGCTCCTGAAGTAATAGTGCTGTTAGCAACTCCACCTACAGTTCCTGTGTGATTACCTGATGAAGTTCCTGTATGTGTTGAACCTAATACTGTGGAATCACTTGTATTGTCAACATTAGACAAACCAACTGTAGATTTATTAGGTGAGACTTCTACCCAATTAGATGAACCTGTCGCACTTGCTCTATACTGTCTGTTGTTGTCATTAGTGTCATACCATAAGTCACCAACTGCTGTAGCTGTAGGTGCGTTGTTTTCTCTAAATACTGTTATCTGTCTTTCGTCAGCTACGCTACCTAAACCTATTCCTGCCTTAGTTAAAGTTGTAGATACCCATTCACCTGCAGTCACTTGATCTGCTCCTACAGCTTGCGATCTATAAACTTTATTGCCATCGTTGGTGTCCATCCATAAATCACCTATTGCTGTTGATGTAGGTGGGTCATTAGAAGCAAATGTTGTGACTTGCGCTTGATTAAGCACATTACCTAATCCTATAGCACCTGCTGTTATTGTAGTTAAAACCCATTCTCCTGAAGTAACTTGATCATTACCTGATGATGTTGCTCTATAGATTTTATTGCCATCGTTAGAATCTATCCATAAATCACCTGCGTTTACTGAGGTTGGCACATTGTTTTGCAAAAATGTTTTGATGCCTGTTGCATT